TTAAACGTAGCCTGGCCAGTCGTGCCGTTAGTATAAACTATTCTATAGTATCTGACCTTGGGGAAAAAATGAAAGATCCTCCCATTGTCCTCGCTCACATCAAGAGTAAACGATCTATCTATTTGGCCCCATGTGGTTCCATCAGTGGAGCCCTGGAGAGTCACACCATCAGTGGCTGAGTCAACGTCTGCATAAACAAACAGAGTCACCGCTGCATACTGTAAGAGGTCTGTGGCTACACCTGTGAATACTGCACTGATACCAAGCAAGGCTGAGGTTGTATTATTGGCATCGACTCTATCATAATTATCTTTTGGAACTATTCCTGCTTCACCGCTCATGATCTCACCACCCCTTCAGCAGAGAAAGCCACCATATTGGCCGTATCTGTTTTAACACCCAAGTCATTAGCCGCCCCATTCATTAAGATGTAATCAACATATTTGCGACCTGCTGGGATCATAATATCCTTAGCCTTTGTAGTGGTGCCATCATAAAGAGCCCCACCCGCTGGGTCCATGTATAAACTAATAGTCACTGGTGAGCTGTCTAGATTCACACAGGTTACTTTAACTGTGACCTCTTCATTAGCCCCTGGTGTGTAAAGTGTCACCGCTGTGGTCCCGACTGGGTTGCTCGCTGCTAGTGGCCCTAAAACTGTTGTTGCCATAATATCCCCTTAAAAGTTAAACATAAATTGTGCTTGTAGAAAGTCCATCTCTTCAAATGTAGATACATTACGCCACACTGCTGCCCCTGTTGTGACATCCACTGCAATGTAAGCCTCATCGCCTGTAACATCAATCCAATGTGAGCCGACACTATATCCAGCAACGCCATCATCACTAACTCCCGGAGGAGCTGTTGCATCGTACTTATTGAGAGTGCCGTCTGTATTTATATTTAGATTAATGGCATCTAGCAATTTTACAATTTTAAAATTACCCATAACTTAGACCCACCCTGTTGTCCCAAATATTATCTAGTTCTTGATCCGTATCAGCCCAGAGTAAATCAATAACTCCAGACGTATCCCATTTACTTATTTGCCAAACCGCAGCGGATTCACTAGCTCCAATCGCGGCAACGCCTACATATATAGTGCTTACCGTCGAGGTAGTATCATACCTATAAGTATAGTTTCCGGCAACGTAAACGCCCTCGTCTACGTTATCAACCGTAACTCGCAGCATTTGTTTAGTGGCTGTACTGAGCCACGCTTTAAATTCATTAATCACACTCATGGTTGATTAATCCTTTTTAGTTTTACGACTCCGTTTCTTTTTTGTAACTACTGGAGCAGATGCTTTTGGTGGAGCTGCTTTTATTTCTAACCAATTAACGAAGTGATCCGACTCAAGCATGTTCACAGTAGCTTCGTCTAGATCGTAATCGGCCCATTCTTGAGTTGCTAAAATGCAACCGAAATTCATCTGTCGCAAGCCCTCTTTGTTTTTTCGTTTCACTAATTTTAATTTATGTTGTTGTATTCTGACTGTTGCTCTTACTGTTTCCATTATCGTTTCTCCTCACGTTAGAAAAAAACCCAGGGGCAAGGCAATCTTAACCCCCAGGTAGTCAAATTAAGATACTGTCATTTGAATTGCTTTTGACCACAATCCGTAACCGAATCCAACTCTGTTATCTACTCCGAAAAGTAAATCTTTACGCATAAAAGCACGTTCGCCTTTTTCAAGACTTTCGAACTTAATGCCTTGTCGAGTTTGATTAACAAGTGCTTTGAGTGATCCCGAAGCATCAATCATGTAGCAAACTTGTCCAGTCAAACGACTAGAGATGATTTTCTTGGCCTGACCTTTTAAAGTATTTGTTCCGCTACTGATTTGGTCAGCAGAAAGAACTTCATCAACTACTCCCTCAACATCAGGTGATCCAACAATGTAAAGGCTTAACTCGCCTTCGTTTCTTGGCTCTCCCTGGTCATCGGTGAACGCTCTCATCTGGGCGCGGGCTTGTTTAAACGCTGTCGAAAATTCCGCAGTCGTATATGCCGATCCAGCAATATTAAGGTCACTGATGTTTGATTGGTTAGTTCCTGATTCTGGATGTGAAGCGGAGAAAAATGGTACTCCGTCATATCCAAGATCAACTGTCCCCGCAACTAGAGCGTCCATAGTTAGTTTCATTTTGTGAGTCTTTGCACGTGCGGCAAGGTCTCTGATTCTAACTTTAACGGCACCTAATTGGTCGTCGTCCATAGCGTTCTTAGAAACTTTTAAAGTTGACTCGTAATCACGATTAGGAATTGTATAATCGTAATCTGCTAGTCCTCGGAGTTTTCTCTCGTCAACCCACTCGGACATTTGAGCTACTTCGCCAAGCCATCCGTATTTCTCGGAGTCACTAGTCGAAGAAGTTTCCATGATAAGAGGCGAAACAACTGATTCGTTCTCGCCATTGTTAAATGCTTTAAGAAAATCGGCTCTCAAACCCTTTTCTAAAAGCAATGCATTGTTTATTGTTCCCATGTCACTACTCCTTTAGATTTGTGGTTTAATGTCAACCCAAATAAGGGTCGCACTTTCAAGGGCTTCAATTCTACCAACCTGCTGCTCGTTTGCGGCTTGGGTTGTTGAAACAGTTTGATCATCACTAGCGTAAACAAGTTGACCGACATCAGTCTGAGTAAACGCAGCGCCTTCAAGAAGAAAAACACCCTCTTTAATTATTTTAACGTCTTCGTCGCCAGCTGAACCTGCGGAATTGTCTTCGTCTTCGTAAGCAACACCTGCGAAAACTGCTCCAACTTCGGCAGCACATGGTGCAGCGAAACCAGCGGCATTATGTTTACATAGTGCGCCTCGATAGATAACATCCACAGCCATAGGGCTTGCGATTGTTTTACCAGCTTTCTCAACAACTTCTTTTGCTTCTGTTAATGCAGCCATGATTAAGCCTCCTTATTAGCCTGAATATACTCTTCAGGAGTTAGGTCAAGGGCTTTACACATTGCCAATTCTTTATCGCTTAACTGTACGATAGTTTTATTGTCAGCGTTTCCGTCACCTTGAGCGGTTCCATTCATTTGTGCTCCTAGAGATAATACGTCCATAAACTCTTTGCCTTCTTTAAGGGCTTCAAGTTGTGCGGCGTTAATCTTGTTCTCGGAGAACAATACGTTTAGTTTGTCTTCACGATCTTTTTTGTCAGCAGCTTCTTTTAAGCCTTTAACTTCGTCGGACAACTTAACGTTTTCTTCCTTCATATTCGTAATAGCATTTTTAGCGGTTGACTCACTTAAACGCAGATCAGAAATTTCACCTTGAAGTTTCACGATTTTTGCATTGTGGTCGGCCAACTTAATAGTTTGTTCCATGTTAGCTCCTTTGTTTTTTTCAGATAATCCCACAATAGCATCCATTTTTAGAAATGGTCTGTTAACCAGAGCCCCACCTAATAAGGTCGGCCCGTGAGAGGTTCCAGTATGGGGATGAACCCAATTATGAGAAAATTCTGGGCTGTAATACCGAAACTCTTTGTCGCTTAAACTCCGCGCGCCTTCCGGTGTCCATCTTACAACTGCCAACAATGTTTCTTCATCTTGACTTAAAAATAACTCAGTGATCCAACCCGCAGCCTCACGAATTTCATGATCGAAGTCGATTGATAAGTCGATGCCGACAACCTTGTTCTCAAAATTGTTTTTAAAACTTACTAAATCCGCTTTGGTGATTGATACGTTACCAAATGCGGGGTGAAAACCATCGACCGTAGTCGCTATCTCTATAGCCACTGGGAGGTTCTCGTTTAATTGAATTACATTATCGTCTGCTTGAAATAATACTGGATTGTCCGGCGACATGGGTCGAAGCAAGCCGAGAGTTATTTGAACTCCCGCTCGAAGTTCGATTGTCTTCAGAGTGCTACTGATAAAACCAATAGGGTCTATCAGATCAACAGAGAATTTCTTTTTCTCTTCGTCTATGTCGTGACCGCTCATCCAATGGGAGTTTAGAAAATCGTTTACATTCTCAGTACTATTAAATTCCACTTTGTCGAAGGTAATGCTTTGAACGATTGACCCAGGCTCGACGCCCTTGTCCTCGAAGAACTGATCTATCTCTTCAACGGCCTCGAAAATCTTTTTATCTAATAATAAATCTCTAGCGAGTCCCATTAATCCTCCTTCAAGGTTATTGATTTGCGTTCTTTTTCACCAATTAATGAATTGCCCTTTTCATCTACCGGAAGCCCTGTTATATCGGGCTGTTTCTTCGCAATCTTTAAATTTGCTCTAATATATGACTTGCAGCTCTGATGTAGTGGTGGTTGCAATCTAATAAGATCAGGACTACCCACAGCATAAGTGCTATCTTTTAATGCTACACAGATTGCGGCCACTGGTTCGTAATTAATAAACGTATAACTCGCAACGCTCTCTGATACTTCCGGCGCTAGTATAAACGAGTTTCTAGATTCGTTAACTATAGTTGACGTTGATGTTGCTGCGGCAGTGTCTTTAGTCCCACTATTAATCTGAGTTTCTGCTTTTTCTTTTAGATCAGAAGTTATTACTGCCGGGTCGTTTGTTGAACTCTCTGAGCTATGAAATTGAAATGCAACTGTGTTTGTTGCTGTAGTTACCTCTTGCTCTGTAATTGCTTCGACTTGAAAGTTTAAAAGTATTTGAATACGTCTCGGGAGTTTCGAAAAATCATTGAACTTAAACGTATCGGCGTTCTTAAACTCTAGTTTGATTGCTTCCATGTCGTCTGCGAGCTTAACGTTCGCTTTGTCAGGCACTTCTGTTCGCGCTTGCTTGAGTGAATCGTTAGCCGCCCCGGTGAGGGCAGCCTTCAATTCTTTTTTAAATTGATTAACACCGCCAACCTTAACATCGTCGAATGCCGTGAGCTTTTTGTTAACATCTAACTTCTGATAGTTTCTCATTCCGTCAGCAATGTATTTGTCGGTGATAATCTTTAAATTTCTTCTTATAATATCCGTAACGACTGATTCGTATTCTTGAATTATCTTTTTCGGATTTTCCTTAGCCTCTACGATTGGCTTCGTCTCGATTGGTTTCCCAGTGTTCGTCTCACTATCAATTACGTGAGTGTGCCCGGCGTTATCCGATTCTGTTTTTGTTCGCCCCTCTGCGTTCCCATCAGGATCTAGTAATTCATGGTAGTGCTTCGCACCACGCTTGACCGCAGGGCCAGTTCCTTTATGGGTATGACCTAAATCATCGGCCAGTTTTAAAGTGGGTTCGTTATCAACAGGATCAGGATCACTATTAGAATTAGAATTAACTTCAACATCGTCAACCGCCTCGCCCGGAGGAGTTGGGTCTGTACCGCCCCCATCCTCAGATTCTTGATTATCTATCATAGAACCTTCGGCTTTTTTCGGTAAGTTGTTTACTTTTCGAACGTAATCCTCAAGTGGCTCATCAACGGTCACAACGCTTGCACTTGTATAGCCCGTAATGACCTCCATTAATTCCTTGCCCGCTTTGTCTGAAATACCGCTGTAAACCAATTGTGGAACTAGTTCGTCGTCGTCTCCGAAGTTTAATTTCATCAATTGAGGGATTAAACATTTATTAATAGTGTCTTTTATAGAATCTGCGAAGCCGTTTAAACCGTCTAGAAAAAAGTCTGACTGATCGTTAGCTAGTGCGAAAGCTCCGCCGTTACCGCCCGTGCCTAACTCTAGAAAACTTGCGAGTATAGCGCCGGACATGTTCTCGTTCTCGGCTTGAATTACGACTTGAATCTTAGATGGATCAAATGTGTTATTATTATTTAACTCAAGAACCCAACCCTCGGGGTAAGTGATATAAGAGTCCTCGGCGGCTGTGAAACTCTTTAGTGCTTCAATCGCTGCTACGTATTCCGCGTCGTTAGGATCGACGTTCTTAGGTATTTGTAAAATGGGAGTTGATATGGCGAATCGCTCGACGCCGATGTATTGTAATTCAGTAGCTAAAAGTTTTCTCTTATAAGGGCCGAATAATCCTCTGAGTAATGGCGTTCCGATGTTGTCGCCCTCTTGAGAGTTGTAAAATATTAATAGAAACTCCGCGGGGAGTTGAGCATCGACTTTAATGTCGCCCGACGCTTCTTGTTTAACTAATAATAACTCTCCAGTAATTTCGTCGTGAGTCCACTCGGTTATTGTGCTCTGCTTTCTAAAACCTAATTGAGCAAGCCCAGTGTAGGCGCCT